TGCTTTAATCCGTTTTTTTTTACATAAAGATTGCGAAACGATAGACGAATATGCAATATATTGGAATGAAATAATTTATTTATCAAAAATAGGTGCAATACCAATGGCACAATTACCTTTAAAACTGGAATAAATGACAAATGAACAGGTTAAATATGTTATAACATTACAAGATAATTTCAGCAAGAGACTAAATGTAATAGAATCTAAAACAAATAGATTCGATAAAGGCATATCAGGCATTGGAAGTCGTTTAAGTGGTTTGTTTGCAGGTGTGGGCGTGGCAATGATTGGTTCTAAAATTATTAAAAGTATTGCAGCTCATGAACAAGCTCTTGCTGAATTAGGTTCTATTACAGGAATGACAGGTAAGGATTTGGATATACTAAATAAAAAAGCTGCAGAGTTATCACAACAATTCGGAACGACAGGTACAGATATTTTAAAATCAATGGCAATCATTGGTTCAAAGAAACCTGAACTTTTAGCTAATGCCGATGCACTTGCAGAGGTAACGAAACAGGTAGATATAATGGCGAAGGCTTCGGGAATGGATGGTGTACAGAGTGCAGACGCTTTAACAAAGGCGATGAATATATTTGGTTATGCTTCGAGCAAGGCTGCTTATGTGAATGATGTATTTGCGACTTCTGCACAAAAGGGGACTGCGCCGATAGGAGCATTAGCTGATGCGATGGTAAATGTTGGACCCGCCGCGAGAGCGATGGGGTTCAGTTTTGAAGATACGAATGTTTTGTTACAGATGATGGCAAAAGGTGGATTGGAAGGCGTGGATGCAGGTACTAAACTAAAAATGGTATTATCAAAACTTGCTGCGACAGGGAAGCGTGAATTTAATCCAACTTATACTAGTTTAAAAGATATAATTAAAAATATAACAAAAGCTACAGATACTACAACAAAAGCAATGAATTTGTTCGGTGCAGAAAGTTGGTCTGTCGGAAAAATATTAAGCGACCAGTCTGCTGTATTAGATTCGTTAAGCGGAAAGTTATATGAGCAAGGTTCAGCATTAGAAATGGCAAAAACAAATACAGACACTTTGAAAGGGAGTTGGCAACAATTAACAGGAGCTTTCGATGGTTTTGTTAATTCAGTTGTAAATGGTGATTCAATTTTAAGCGATTTTTTAAAAAACAGATTAAAAACATTTAGTAACAATATAAAATATTTCACAAAATCATTACAGACAGATGAAAAAAAGGTAGAGGATTACGGTACATCCAATTATACAACAATAATGGCAAGGGTGGATTCGATGACCGAAAGAAATGAAAAAATAGCTGAATTATGGAAATCAATAACAGAGTACAAAGGATATGCAAAAGGAGCTATTAAATTAATGGATGATGCTTATAAAAGGGGTAAAAAATATGGAGTTAAACCTGATACTGAATATCTTATAAAATTGCAAAATGAAGCCGAAGCAAATACTAAAACGGTAAAATTATTAACGAAAGCCAAAAATAAACTTCTTTTATCTTCAAAAATTACAAAAAAATCTAATGAAAAAACACCAAAAGAAAAAACATTAACAAATTACACTAAAGTAGTTGCTGCGAATCCAAAAGTTTTTAATATAGACATAAAAAATTTAATTGAAACATTTAATTTAAACACCTCAACTATGGGTGCAAGTGTTGATGGCATTAAAAAACAAATCATAGAAACATTTATGGAAGCAATTAATGACACACAAATATTAGCAAATTCATAAAATGGGAAAAGTAACATTTAACATACCAGATTTTAGGGAAGGTGCAAAAAAAGCATTTGCAGAAGTTCATGTAGATATAGCTGATATTGCTTTACATTGGGGCATGAAAGCGTTATTTAAAACATTAGGCAGTAAATATTTCACCGATGACAGAATAGCAACGAGTTATTTGGGTACTCCTGTAGCTTCAAATTTAACATTTGGCAAAGTAATAGAAAATGTTTTATCAAAATATGTAGAGGGGACAGGTTCTATAACAAGTAACGCTAAAATAAATTATTATTATGATTTGCAGGGGAATAAATTACCTTTTTATCCTATCAGAATAGATACAGTATTATTAACAGTAAGTAAGACAAAGCGAATTGTTAAAACAGAATTACAAGGACATGAAGGGACAATAAAAGAGTATATCGGCTCTGATGATTATGTTATAACAGCACAAGGCATATTGAATATAGGGGGGCATTCCTATCCTCAATCTGCGGTGGAATTGTTAAAAACAATATGTGAAATACCTGACCAGATACCAGTAACGTCAAAATTTCTTGATATATTTGGTATTGATTATGTTGTTATAACAGATTACGAATTTGAAGAAATGCGAGGTCAACAATATCAACAAGCATTCAATATAACAATGTTAAGTGATGTAGCACCTGAAATGGAAATTGTCGATGTTGAAACAATTAACAGTAATTATGATACAAATACAAATGCACAAAACGCATAATGTTAATATTAAGAAGCCATATAACAATATATAAAGATGATGTTAAAAAGTTTTATTTTAACAAAGTACAAAGTTGTAATATTAAGTCATCATGGGATACGATGACTGATACTGCTGAAATTGTTTTGCCGAATTATTTTATAAAATCAAATAGATTTAATTTTATCAAATCAAATATTGTCAGGGGTCAAAAGATAGAAATAGAATTAGGGTATGCTTCGAAACTTGTACTATGTTTTACAGGATACATTAAAAAAATAACAACCGACAGCCCATTCACTATTTTTGCAGAAGATTACGCTTATGTGTTAAAACAAAAGACAATAACCTCGTGGAGTAAAAAAGTGAACACTGTTAAAACATTACTTACAGATTTAAAAGCAGAATTGAATATTAGTTTTCCGATGAACATATTAAGTACTAAAATCGATATGAATGTGGGAGCTTTTGAAGTACGTGATGAAACGATAATTGCAGTATTAGACAGATTAAAAAGCAAAAATTTAAGTTTGTTATCATTTTTCAGAAATGGAGAATTATTCGTTGGTTCGCCTTCATTTTTAGCAGCAGAATTTCCGTCAAAATATGGTGGGAATGAATATAATTTTTGGTTTGATGGAGAGCTTGTAAACATAAAATATAATAATTTAATATGGAATGACGAAACAGATATTCGCCAAGTTATTAAAGGAGTGATAATAAAAACTGATAATTCGAGTACGATAGTTTTTGCTTATTATCATAACAGCGTGCCAACTATAACCACAACGCAACCTGATGGCAACATGATTACTCATTTTGAATATAACATTTCGCAAACAGATATGAATAAAATGTTGTTAGAAGAATTGCAACAAATAAATTATACGGGTTGGCACGGTAATTTTACAACTTTTGGAGATAAAATTTATGATGGAATAGGTGAAGCAGTTGAACATGGCGATAAAGTATATTTGCGTTCTTATAAAGAGCCTGAAAAATCTGGCAAATATTTGGTAAAAGAAGTAGAAATAAATTTCGGTGTTGAAGGTTACGAAAGAATAATAACATTAGATAGAAAATTAACAATATGACATTAGCGGGAGCAATAAAATTAATGTTTAGAACGTTGTTATCACGTGAAAAAATATATTGTATAATAGGTACAGTAAACGATGTTGACAATGTTAATCGGGTTTGTACCGTATTACCTATCGATGGGTCGCCCGAATTATTTGATGTAAGAATGACAAGCGAGATAAGTACATCGGGGGGATTAACAGATGGTTTCTGTATATTTCCATTAAAGGGGTCTATTGTTACAGTAGCATTTATTAATTCTACGACAGGAATAATAATAAATTCGAATACAGCGTCACAAATATTCAGCGATACGGCATTATTTCAATTCAATCAAGGTACATATGAAGGGTTGATTAAAATTGTTTCGTTGACACAAAAATTAAATAATTTAAAAACAGAAACAGAAAATAATTTATTGGCAATTCAAACAGCAATAACTGCTCTTGGTGGGGCATATACCCCTTTATCATTGGCACAATTTAATAAATCGGATTATGAGGATACAAAAGTAAAGCATTAATAATATAAAAAATGGCAACAGTAAAAGATATATCGGTAAAAGAAGATGGATTACAGTTTAAAAACGGTGATTTTCTAATAGAATTATCTGACAATATGCACATACAACATATATTACAAGCTAATACAGGTCAATATTATCAATATCCATTGATAGGCGTTGGCATTCGTAATTATATTAAATCACCAATGGGGATATTAAATTTAAGAAAAAATATACGTTTAAATATTGAATCTGATAATGTAAAAATAAATAATTTGGACGTTGTTGGAACAATAGACGATTTTACAATAAATTTAGATGCGGAAAGAAAGTCATAATATTTTATAAAATTAAGTAATATGAATTATACTGTAAAAAATAATCAAAATATATTTGACGTTTGTTTGCAACATTATGGAACATTAGATAATTTATTTACAATGTTATCGGATAATAATTTAGACTTAAATTCAACTCTAAATAGCGGACAAATATTAATTATAAATAATAATTTATTAGGAAATGAATTAATAAAAAGAACAATTATTAAAAATAGTTATATCTTTGTCAATGAACAAATATCAATTTTTGTAACAGGTGGCGAATTTAATGACGATTTTAATGATGATTTTTTAAATTAAATAACAAATGGCACAAAAAACAAGAGTTCAACTATATGGACGAAATGCTGCTACTTACGTAACGAATGCAATGAAAGCAATTACAGCTGCAATTGTACGACCATTCAATATAGATATGATAGATTCATTTGTAAATAATACAGATGATAATTATATGTTCAGACAAATAGAAACCTCTAAATATGTTGCGATAACAGCAGGTGCGCCCGTTGTTATTAAATTCACATATAAGATTACTTCGGCAAATTATTCATTATATGTTAATTGTTATGACACATCAGGAAATAATGTAGATTTTGCAATAACAAATCGTACGGAAGATGGATTTTCCTGTAATGTTCCTATAAATTGCTATTTAGATTATATAGCTGTTAATATAAATTCAGGTATTGTGATTCCTATCCCGGTACCCTAAAAAATAATAATATGAAAAAGATTTTATTTTTTATTTTAGTAATATGTTACATGAATAGTTTTTCTCAAGAGAAACAATTTCAGGACATCCGTTTATTTAGAACTTTCAATATAGGAATGGTTGTTGATACATCTAAGATATTCACTAATTCAGGTAATGGTTTCACAATGCAATATGGCACAGGCAACAATTTAACAACTTTGATATTCACTAAAAATATTATAACAATAAACAAAAAATTAAAAGTTGGTGATATAATATTTGTAGATTACTTTAAAAAATATCAGCAAAACGTAATTCAATTTAACGACAGCGTTTTCATAAATTCTAATTTGCGAACAAATGGTTTATTTCAGAATGATAACGGGGCTAATCATATTTATAATAAACCAATCTCGGGTTATCCCAATTTTGCGGGTGCTGCACATATTTTTGGCAATGAGATATTTAGAAACGGAATAATGCAAAAGACGGCTGATACTTCGGCAGGGATGGCTTATAAGAGTGGTAATTTAGCTCATAAAATAACGGTGCATAGAGATTATTTGGGGTTCTCGTGGGATAGAAGTGATACTAATAGTAATTTTTTAAAGATGTATCGGAATAGTT